TCTGTTGACAATCGTGACGATCCGGTATAGAGATTTGGGTATGCTCTGGAATTGCGCCGCTGAGGTGACTTGACTGGGGCGCTGCCCGACGCGGGCTGGCCGGGGAGTGGAGATGCGGGATCTGTCCGTCGTCGAGCGCCTGGCCAGGCTGTCTTCGGATGCAAGGGCAGACGTGTTGAAGGACGTGCCGTCCGAGCTTCGGCTGGACCTGGTTCGGTGCTGGCGGTCGACGGCGCGTCCTTCACAGCTTTCGCCCAACGGGGATTGGTCCCAGTGGCTTATCCTTGCGGGGCGCGGCTTTGGAAAGACCCGGGCCGGGGCTGAATGGGTGACTGGACTGGCGAGGGCGACGCCGGACGCGCGGTTTGCCTTGGTGGGTGCGACCGCGCATGATGGCGCTTCGGTGATGGTGGAAGGGGAGTCCGGACTTCTGGCCGTGGCCGACGCGGACTTCGAGCCGGAATGGTTGTCCTCCAGACGAATTCTGGTCTGGCCGAATGGCGCCCAGGCCTCCGTGATGTCGGCAGCCGAGCCCAACCAGTTGCGCGGGCCCCAGTTCCACTTTGCCTGGTGTGACGAGCTTGCAGCCTGGCCACGCCCGCAGGAGGCGTGGGACAATCTGAGAATGGGCCTGCGGCTGGGGCGAAATCCGCAGGCTGTGATCACGACGACCCCACGCTCGATCCCTTTGCTGCGGCTGCTTCTGGCCATGCCGGGCACGGTGGTTACGCGGGGCAGCACATTCGACAATCGGGGCAACCTTCCGCCTGCCTATTTGAGCGAGCTGGGCCGGAGCTATGCTGGCAGCGTCCTGGGCCGGCAGGAATTGCTGGGTGAGTTGCTGGAGGCCCAGGACGGTGCCCTTTGGAGCCTTGACGGGCTTGCTGCCTGCCGGAGCGAGACGGTTCCGGACCTGGTGCGGGTGGTCGTAGGTGTCGATCCGCCGGCGGGACCTGGCGGTTGCGGGATCGTCGTTGCCGGTGCGGATGCAGAAGGCGTGGCACATGTCGTTGCGGATGCAAGCGTGCAGGGCACGACGCCCGAGGGGTGGGCCGCGGCGGTGGCCGCAGCGTTCAAAAGGTACCGGGCAGACCGGGTCGTGGTGGAGATTAACAACGATGGCGACATGGTCGAGAGCATTCTGCGTGCGGCATCGATCAACCTGCCGGTGAAGCAGGTGCGGGCGAGCCGGGGAAAGGCAGCACGGGCAGAGCCGGTATCCGCGCTATATGCAGCCGGGCGGGTACGCCACGCGGATCACTTCCCACGCCTGGAAGACGAGATGTGCGGGCTGGTTCAGGGCGGCGGATATGTCGGCCCCGGGGACTCGCCGGACCGGGCGGACGCCCTTGTGTGGGCGCTGACGGAACTGATGCTTGGAGGGCGGGGTCCAGGCCCAGCCGTGCGTGTGCTGGGCAGCTGAACAGGAGATACCGATGAAGGACTTTCTGCAGTGGCTCCCCCATGGGGCCGCTCTGGCATGGCTGCGCCAACGGCTGACCGAACGGTCGACCTGGATCGGGATGGCGATGATCGCTGTGGTGCTCGGCTCGGATCCAATGCAAGCCTATGGCCTTGCGCAGGCCATTTCACTTATCATCGGCGGCGGGCTGGTGGCGACCGGGCCGACCGTTGCGATCGGGACCGGCGAATGAGCTGGGCAACGAGGCTCTTTCCGTCGGCGGAGCGCAAGGCGATCGGTGCCGGCAGGCCCTGGGCGCTGCCGCTGCCGCAGGGCGGCGAGCCGCCGGCCTCGTATGAGGGGCAGGTCCGGGCAGCCTGGCGAAATCCGGTCGCCCTGCGCGCTGTGCGGCTGGTGGCCGAGGGGCTTTCCAGTGTTACGCTGTTGGCGAATGGGGAGGCCCATCCTGCCTTGCGCTTGATGCCGCCATCCCTGCTGGAGGCGGTTGCCACCCATCTGCTGCTGCACGGCAACGCCTTTCTGGAAACCGGTTTGGGACTGGGTGGCATGCCGGCCGAACTGTGGGTGCTGCGGCCCGAACGCATGCGCCTGGAGACAGATGCCAATGGGTGGCCCTCGACGTGGATCCATCAGGTGGGCGGACGCGTGCAGCGGCACCCGGCACAAGGGGATGCCCAGGCGCCGGGCCTGGTGCATCTGAAGGCTTTCGACCCGCTGGACGACCATCTGGGGACCGGGTCGGTGGAGGCTGCGAGTGAGGCGATTGCGCTGCTTCAGGCGGCCGGCCGATGGAATCGGTCGTTGGTGGCGAATGCGGCCCGGCCATCCGGCGCGCTGGTTCTGGATCCGGATGAGGGGCCCCTTTCGGCCGAGCAGTTCGGGCGGCTGCGGGATGAGATCGAGGCGGGTTTTCAGGGGGCGCAGAATGCCGGCCGGCCGATGCTGCTAGAAGGGGGCCTGAAATGGCAACCCCTGGCGCTTACGCCTGCCGAGATGGACTTTCAGCGGGCGCGCGAGGCGGCATCGCGGGACATTGCGCTTGCGTTCGGCGTTCCGCCGATGCTGCTGGGCCTGCCGGGGGATTCGACGCACGCCAATTATGCGGAGGCAAATGTCGCGCTCTGGCGACTGACCATTCTGCCCCTTCTGACGCGGATTCTGGACGGGGTGTCGCGGCACCTGGCGCTCTGGTGGCCCGGGCTGCAGCTGGAGCCCGATCTCGATCTTGTGCCCGCGCTTTGGGCGGACCGGGAGCGGCTGTGGCGCCATGTCGGTGATGCGACGTTCCTGAGCGAGGATGAAAAGCGGGACATGCTCGGCTGGGCCGTGCGCCAGACGGGAGACTGACAATGGACAAGCTTGTTCCCCTGACCGGATATGTGAGCAGGTTCGACAGCCCCGATCGCGGAGGCGACATCGTTCGGCGGGCAGCATTTCTGGGGCTGCCGGCGGCGGTGCCGTTGCTGTGGCAGCATGATCCTGCGCGGCCGATCGGGCGCGTCTTGAGCCTTTTCGAGGATGGTGTCGGGCTGAAGATGGTGGCCGGAGTGAGTGCCGACTGCCGCGACGGTCTGGGGGTGGGCTTGTCGAGGCGCACGCGGGCCTGCGGCGCGTGGTGTTTCGCCCATCGATTACCGGAGAGTCGTGGGATTCCGCCTGGCGACTGCCTTTGGGAGACAAATGATGGCATCGGTGCTGTTTTCGACGGTCGGGCAGGCCATCGGGGGCCCTTTGGGAGCGGGCGTTGGGGCCGCACTTGGAGCGAGTGTTGATTCGCGCCTGTTCCGCAGGCGGGCCCGGGGTGCCGAGGACGGCTTTGCAAGCCGATCAGCTTACGGTGAAACCGTGCCCAGAGTGTTTGGCCGGACCAGGGTTGGGGGGTTGCTGATCTGGGCACTCGCGCCGAGCGAAGGCGGCGGCAAGGGACAGGGACGAAGAACCCAATCAACAAGCTTTGCGATGGCGTTGTCGCGGGGCCCAGTTGCTGCATTGGGGCGCATCTGGGCTGATGGCGCTCTTGTGCGCAATGCTGAAGGTGCGTTCCTGACGAAAACAGACATGCGTCTGCATTCCGCCGGCAAAGAGCAGCCTGACCCACTCATTCTCGCGGCAGAAGGTCAGGACTCAGCGCCGGCCTACAGCAGTCTATCTTATGCGGTTTTCGAGGAGTTCGATCTCGGTCCATTTGGGAATCGCATTCCTTCGCTGAGCTTCGAGATAATTGCCGATGAGGGGCAGGCCTCGGATTGGCTGGCGGAGATGGCAGTCCCGTGCGGCGCAAGCGTTGATGCGGCGGCGCCTATGTCGACGATCGGCGGCTATTCCGCGCTTTTCGATCCGGTTGCGGATGATGTTACTGCTCTGCTCGATGCAGCGGGTGGTCGGATCGCGCGTCGTGGCGGCCGACCAGCTGTAATCTGGCAGCCGCAATTTGCTAACCTGCCGCCCGATGAGCTTGTCCAAGATCCGGCGGATCCCGAGTCTGAGAGCCTTGTCTTCCAGAACGGATGGCCAATTGGTGTCAGCCTGTCATTCCAGGACAGCGATAGGGACTTTCAACTTGGCTGGCAGCAGGAAAGGAGGGTCGGGCGTGGTTCCGTTATCTCGACCAGTTGGCCGATCACGGCCACTGCGCAAGCCGCACGAGCAATCGCATCGCGATTGCTTCAGGAGGCCGAGGCCGGGTCTGAAACTGTCCGTATCACGCTTCCCATTCGGTTCCTTACCATCGGGGTAGGCGACGTAGTGCAGCTGGACCTGGAGGCTGACTGGCTGGTCGTGCGTCGAGAGATACGAGGACTTTCGCTCCAGTTAGAGGGGCGACGTGTCCCCCGCTGCGGGGGGGGGCCAGGCTCGACACCGACTCCGGACGC